ATCATGATTGAGGCCGGTTCAAACTTTTTTCTTGACTGCGATTTATATATCGCTAGTAGATACGCTTGTGGCCGACCTTACACAAGAATCTTTAAATGAGTCAATGCTCACACTGGGTGTTGGTAGGTATCGTTCTAAAATTGAGAACTCAAAAGCAAGAAACGCTGAGTTAGAAACAAGATACGGTCAAGCAATAATGCGAGAAGCTTTACCCAAGTTTTCCGTTAGCATTAAAGACTGGCTTGTGTCAATAGCAAAATACGCCACCCCGGCTCGCTACCAGATAGAACTACAGACGCTGGACCCCAAGGTAATTGCTTACATATCCACCAAGGCGATAATCGACAGCATAACAAAAAAGAGACCAATGTCTCAGGTGGCTATCTTCCTTGGTGCTCGCCTTGAGGATGAGATTAGGTGTAAATTTCTATTGAATAATAACGAAGAGAAAGCTCAAGGTATTCTGCTAGGAGCTAAACGCAGAAAAGGACTCAACGCTAAAGTCCGTCACGTTCGCTCCTCGATGAAAAACGAGGCAAGCAAAGGGCTTATGCCTGAGTTCGAAAAGTGGGCAACTAGAGACAAGACTAGTGCAGGACTAACAGCAATAGAACTTTTCAGAAGCTGCACCGGGTTGATTGAATACAACTACGTTCTTGAACGAGCTGGACGTAGGCCCACTAGGTTTGTTGCTCCCACCAAGGAGCTGGTTGATTGGATTGAAAACTACAACGATAACCGGGAGCTTATGGAACCCTTCTGGCTTCCCACTGTAGAACTACCTGAGCCTTGGACAAACGTTTGGAAGGGAGGCTACCCGGCTGACGACAGGCTACCAGAGGTTCCCTTCATCAAGACTTCGAACATGGACTACCTACGTTCGATACCGGGAGAGCTGAAGGAACCTATGGGTGCTGTGAATCTAATCCAGCAGACTCCTTGGGAAATAAACTCAGCAGTAAAGGATGTCATGGAGTGGTCATGGGACAACAACGTAGCCATAGGAGACATACCGAACCGCAAGGACGAGGAGTTCCCTCCGTTACCCAGTGACTTCAAAACAAACCCGGAAGCTAACGTCAACTGGAGACGACAAGCTGCCAAGATATACGACATAAATCTCTCCACTAAATCTAGACGCCTACTCACAGCCAAGGTTCTCCATCTAGCAAACAAGTTCGAAGGCAATCGTTTCTTCTTTCCCTCCAATGTTGATTGGAGAGGCAGGGTCTACAACATACCCTCGTTCCTCAACGTTCAGAACGCCGACCCGTCTCGTGGGTTGCTACAGTTTTTTCGTTCTGAGCGTGTCAAGACAGAAGAGCAAGCTGAGTGGTTGGCTATTCACGGCGCTAACACATACGGCAACGACAAGGTAACACTTGAAGAGAGAATCCAATGGGCGCACGACTACTCTGACGAGGCTTGTTTGATTGCGTCCGGTCCTAAAGAAAATCTAAGTTGGACTACCGCCGACAAACCTTGGCAGCACCTCGCTTGGTGCCTAGAATGGGCATCATACAAGCAGAAAGGATTTGTAGATTCTAAACTGCCATGCGCTCAGGATGCAACTAACAATGGACTGCAACTACTGGCGTGTTTAACGCACTGCGAAGAGACCGCTCACGCTACCAACGCCTCACCCACCGACTACCCTCAAGATATATATTCGGTGATTGCGGCCCGTGTTAACGGCAAGCTAAAAGAAGACGCAAGTACGGGAAACGTAGTAGCTAAGTCTTGGTTAAGATTTGAGGTTGACCGTAAGGCAACAAAGCGACCTACAATGGTATACCCATACGGGGGAACCTTCTACTCATGCAGAGCTTACATCGACGAGTGGTATCAAGACCGTATTCGAAAAGACCACGTCACAAATCCCTTCTCCGAAAGCGAACGATACAAAGTCACAGGCTACCTCGCTAAACTTGTGTGGCATTCTATTCAGGAGGTGTTCGATAAGCCCACCAAGTGCATGAAATATTTACAAGGAGTAGCCTCAGAAATGACTAGAGCTGGCAAGGTTGTTGAATGGGTTACCCCTACCGGGTTTCCTGTGCTCCAACACTACGCCAAGCAGACTTCGAAGTCAGTGTCTACTAAGATTGGAGGTGAGGCTACTTGGGTAAACTTCCGCGACAGCACCGACGAACTCAGCGTAGCTAGAGCCAAGCAGGGCATCAGCCCTAACTTTGTGCATTCCATTGACGCTTCGATTCTTACCAAGACTGTGTTGGGTGCTAATTCAATGGGTATATGGGACTTCTCGTGTATCCACGACTCTTTTGGAACACACTCAACAAGGTCCAATGACCTAGCCTTAGCTATAAGAAAAGCAGCTTCTGAGATTTTTAGTGTTGACTTGCTCCAAGAGTTTGACCAAAACCTCAGGTGTTCTAACCCTGAGTTGGAATTCCCTGAGTTACCTGAGTATGGAACATTTGACCCACAAGGGGTTAAACATAGTCGGTATCTCTTTAGTTAAACAACACAAAGAAAAACAAAACCAATGAGTACAAACCTAAAATTAGTCACCCCTATCGGAACCGCAGTCTACCCTAAGTTGGTAGAGCCAGACACAGCGTTCGATGAGGTAGGTGTTTATACCTGTAAGCTTCACGTATCTGAAGAAGAGTTCGAAGCGTTCAAAGCTAAGGTCGATGTCTTAGCCACTGCTGCTTACGATTCCGAATGTCAGCGCCAAGGTAAGACAGTAAAGAAAGCTAAGAGCTGCCCTGTTCGAATCACCGAAGACGGCGACTACGAAATCTTAGCAAAGCAGAAAGCTAAGGTCACCACCCGTGCTGGAGACGTTATTGAATTCAACATCCCACTGTTCGACGCTAATGTTAAAGCCATCACCAACAAACCTAAGATTGGTTCTGGCTCAAAGATTCGCATGAGCGCCGTGTTCAGTCCTTGGTATGTCCCAAGTCAGGGATGGGGTTACACCCTTCGCCTCAAGGAAGCACAAATCCTTGAGCTAGTTGAGTATAGCGTCAGCGGCGGTGGGGGTTCCTTCAGCAGTGAAGCAGGGGGCTACACCACGTCTGGAGAATCACTCAATGAGGCACTGGAGCAAAACCAAGAGGAGCAGGGCCAAGTCGCCCCGTTCTAAATTCCGTTCGCGTTTCGAGGAGAGGCTCGCCTGTGGCTTAGACAAGCGCGGCGTTGCCTTCTCCTACGAATCGTGTCGTTTCGAATACACCGTAGTCCGAAGGTATACACCTGACTTCATTTTTCCTAACGGAGTCATGGTAGAAGCCAAGGGCTACTTTACTTCAGCCGACCGCTCAAAGCATCTCCGGGTTCGAGAGTCAAATCCTCTTTTGGATATTAGATTTTGCTTCCAGAACTCTGAGAACAAACTCAACAAGAAAAGCAAAACGAGTTACGCCGATTGGTGTGACAAGCACGGGTTTCTTTGGTGCGAGCGGGTGATACCAAAAGAATGGGTTTTATAAATACACATCAACCATGCGATGAATGTGGAAGCAGCGATGGACTTGCAGTCAACGAAGATGGCAGCTCAAAGTGTTTCGTCTGTGGAGAATTCACGCCAACAACCAACGAAGAGAACAACCAAATGGAAAACACAACACAACCGACTCCCCGGTTTATACAGGGAGACTTCATGCCAATACCTAGTAGAGCCATTCACATGGATGTCTGCAAACGGTATGACTACCGCATAGGAGAACACAACGGTGACGCATGTCACATAGCAACCTACCGCGACGAGGAGAGGAACATAGTCTCTCAAAAGATTCGTCTTGAAGGTAAGGATTTCAGAAGCATTGGAAGCCCTACTTGTTTTTGGGGCCAGCACCTATGGCCTAACGGAGGCAAACGCCTTACCATTACCGAAGGAGAGATTGACTGTCTCACCGTAGCTCAGGTGGTTGGAGAAGGTAAGTGGCCAGTGGTCAGCTTACCGTCAGGCGCTCAAGGAGCTAAAGGTTTGTTTCAAAAGCAGATGAAATGGCTTGAGAAATTCGAAGAGGTAATCCTCATGTTCGACAACGATGAGGCTGGTAACAAAGCAGCCGAGGCTTGTAGCCATGTGCTACCTGCTGGTTCCTGTAAGATTGCTAAGCTCACAGCAAAGGACCCCAACGAACTTCTAGTCGAAGGGCGCAGCCGGGAGATTGTTGATGCCTACTGGCAAGCTAAGGTCTGGCGACCCGATACTATCATTGACGGCACCGAGCTACTAGACCGCCTTACCGCTACCAAGGTGAACGAGAGCGTTCCCTATCCTTGGGAGAATTTGAATTCCAAAACTCACGGAATTCGCAAACGCGAAATCGTAACCATATGCGCGGGTTCGGGCATTGGAAAAAGTGCGGTCACCAAAGAGCTAGCCTACCATCTACTGACGCACACCGACAAAAAGATTGGTTACATCGCTCTAGAAGAATCCATCGAGCGCACCGCTAACTCAATCATCGGTCTCGACATGAACAAGCTCTTACACCTAGAGCCTATTCAAGTTAACGATGAGTATCGAAAGAGCTTTGAGAAAACCGTAGGAAGCGGGCGCGTGTTCTTTTACGACCACTGGGGTTCTCTTGAGTCTAATAACCTCCTGAGTCACATCAGGTATATGGCTAAAGCACTTGGTGTTGAATATTTGGTGTTAGACCATTTATCAATAGTTGTAAGCGGTCTCGATTCTGGAGACGAGAGGCGCATAATCGATAACACAATGACCAAGCTCCGCGCTTTGGTTGAAGAGTGTAAGATTGGTCTCATACTTGTGAGTCACCTTAAGCGCCCGGAAGGTCGCGGTCACGAGAACGGAGCAGAGACTAGCCTAGCTCAACTTAGGGGAAGTGCCTCCATAGCTCAACTCTCAGACATCGTCTGTGGACTGGAAAGAGACCAACAAAACGCTGAGTCTCGCAACATGACAAACGTCCGGGTTTTAAAGAACCGCTTCAGCGGAGATACTGGGTTAGCTACCACGTTAAACTACAGCCACATCACTGGTCGGTTATCGGAAGCAGAAATGCTAGACGAAGAAACCGAAGAAACCGATACCCCATTTTAATGAAATATAACAGTAACTTTAAGTATGACCTCAAGGTGGGGCAAGTAGCTGAGCAAGAGCTTGGAGAGATGCTCGACAACAAAACCATTGAAGTCAAACGAGACCTTATGGCCAAAGTTACTGGCAACCTGTTTATCGAGTTTGAGTCTAGAGGTAAGCCATCCGGGATTGACAAGTCCGAGGCTGACTACTGGTGCTTTGCTCTGGAAACAGTTTTTATCCTTATCTCTTCTGAGAACCTTAAAGCTCTAGTCGAACCCCTGAAGGGAACCGACCGAGAGAAGAGAGGAGGAGACAACAACACCTCTGTCGGTGTGCTGCTAAAACTCACCGACTTAATACAACACAGCAAATGAAAAAAATAGTAATAGACATAGAGACCAACGCCATTGATTGTTGGGCTACACTCAAAGGACTAAAGACCATCCACTGCATCAGTATCTTAGATACAGCTACAGGAGAGATGACATCCTACAACTCCCAGATAAAGGGAGGAATTGACACAGCGTTTTCGGTGATTGGAGCCGCTGACGTTATCATCGGACACAACTCCATCGGGTTTGACTGGCCAGCCATGCTCAAGATGGACAAGGAAGGGTCACTAGGCTTGGACCCTCCGTTCGTAATTGACACAAAAATTATGGCCAAGTGCGTCTACCCGGACCTCAAGACCGAAGACTTCAAAACTAAAAGCGTTGAGCCTAAGTATGCAGGAAGTCACAGCTTGAAAGCTTGGGGCATGAGACTAGGCATACACAAAGACTCACACGGTGAGACTGAGGACTGGTCACAATGGTCTCAAGAAATGCAGGACTACTGCGAGCAAGACGTAAGGGTAACCTTCGCTTTGTATAACCACCTCAACACTAAAGTCCCTAACAAAAATGTTCTGTTGCTTGAGCATGACTTCGCTAACGCGATTCGTAATCAAGTGGAGACAGGCTTCCCGTTCGACATAGACAAAGCAAAGAAGCTGGCGTCTAAACTAATGACAAGAAGGGTGGAGCTACAGGATGAGCTACAGAAGTTATTCCCTCCTAAGATTGTTGAGACAAAGACCCCGGCTGGTTGGGCGGTCAAGGAAGGCGGCGTTACATACACAGCCCCGACCAAGAAAGAACTTAAGGCTAAACTCAAAGAAGCAGGACTAAAACAAGTCTTAGCTAACCAAGCTGACAAGACTGGAAACAAAAGCATTGAGGTTCCGTTCAACGCTGGGTCTCGTGACCAAATCTCAGCTAGGTTGATTGAGGCCGGTTGGAAACCTAACGCTTACGAAGGCAAGCGCCCAGCGATAAACGAGGCAGTCCTCAAGGACATTAACACTCCAGCCTCTCTCGCTTTGCTTGAGTATCTCCTTATTCAAAAGAGACTAGGTGCTTTAGCTGAAGGTAGATACGCTTGGATGGGCATGGTTCAGAACGGACGCATCCACGGTGATGTCGATTCGCTTGGGGCTTACTCTGGCAGATGCACTCACTCGAAGCCTAACCTTGGTCAGATTCCCGCTACCCGCGCTCCCTACGGAGCTGAGTGCCGAGAGCTATTCACCGCTCCTAAAGGTAAGGTGTTAGTAGGAGCTGATGCTTCCGGCATCGAGCTTCGTGTGTTGGCCAGCTACTTGTCTAACTGGGACCGGGGGTCCTACGCTAAGACAATCGTAGAGGGAGACATCCACACCGCTAACCAAGAGGCGGCTGGATTATCAACGAGAGATGAAAGTAAGAAATTCATTTATATGTGGCTCTACGGCGCTGGTGACGCAGCCATCGGAGCTATCGTTGACGGAGGGGAACGCGAAGGCAGAGCACTGAAGAATCAATTCCTTGAGAAGATTCCTGCTGTGCGCTCTTTGATGAACGCCATCGACCAGCGCGTAAAAACGCAAGGCACAATCAAAGGACTAGACGGTAGGTTAATCCCAGCGCGTAAAGCGTTCAGCGCCCTCAACCTTCTGTGCCAGTCAGCCGCTGCCGTCATAATGAAGAAAGCTCTAGTGCTATTCGCTAAACGAGCTAACGGATACGAGATGCATGCCAACGTTCACGATGAGGTTCAGTTCTCCTGTGATGCCGACAGAGCTGAAGAACTAGGAGAACTATTCGTTGACTGCATCAAAAGCGCGGGCTTCGAACTCAACGTTGCCTGTCCTCTAGACGGGGAATACAAAATTGGCAACAACTGGAAGGAGACACACTAATGGACTCAATAATAATTGACGGAGACATGGTAGCCTACCGCGCTGCTTTTGCTAGCGAGTATGAGACCAAGTGGGACGAAGACCAATGGACTCTGCTCTGCTCTGAGACAGACATGAAGCGGGAGGTTGAGACCTTCTTCGGTAACCTGAGAACTAGACTAGATTCTGACAATCTAACTCCAGTATTCTCTCCTTCGTCTAACTACCGCTACGACATCTTCCCAGAATACAAAGCCTCAAGAAAGACAAAGAGAAAACCTCTGGGTCTTAAGTGGTTGATTGGTTGGATGAAAGAAACCTACGGAGGCATCACCGCTGAGAACATGGAGGCTGACGACTGGATTGGTATCCTCTGCACCAAGGACCCAAAGAAAACCATCGCCGTATCAGGTGACAAGGACTTCGCTACTCTACCTATTCGTTGGTATAACCCACTGAAGGACGAGCTGAAAGAAGTCACAGAAGAGGAAGCTCGAAACTTCCACCTCATTCAGACACTAGCCGGGGACCAAGCTGACGGTTACTCTGGAGCTAAAGGCGTGGGTCTCATCGGAGCTAAAAAACTGATGGACAAGAAGGGCTATACATGGGATACCGTGGTAGGAGCTTTTGAGAAGGCAGGGCAAACCGAAGAAGACGCACTGGTTAACGCTAGGTTAGCCTACATCCTTCAACACAAAGACTACGACAACGATACCAAGAAGATAAACCTATGGAAACCTTCGAAGTAAATGACCCAAAAGGGGAGGCTGGTTCCAAGAAAGCTCCCATGCACCTGCTTCCTCCGTTTGCTATGGAGGAGGCAGCTTGGGTTCACAGCTTAGGGGCTAAGAAATACGGCCCATACAACTGGAGAAAAACAGGGGTGTGTGCAACTACGTACGTGTCTGCAATCATCAGACATCTGAACGCTTGGAGGGACGGTGAGGACCTAGACCCTGAGTCCGGGAGGAGCCATATAGCTCACGTTGTGTGCTCAGCGAACATACTTTTGGACGCTCAAAGGTGCGAAACCCTACAGGACGACAGGTATAGAGTGGGTATATGTGAAAATAATGAATGACTCGACATGTTTCCAGAGACTCATTTTCCTTTAAACTCAGAGCTAATCAAGGCTCTGGACGATAGATTCCCTATGCGTGACTTCGATACAGAGGTCACGCTACGGGAAATCGACTATCATCACGGGCAGCGTTCCGTTGTTAACTTTCTAAGGGATAGACTTGAGGAGCAAGTAGAGAACTCTCTTAATTCAACATTAGAATAACACTATGTGCATGTCATCCCCGTCAGCTCCACCACCTAGACAGGCCCCGGTTCCACCTCCGAGGCCAGCTATGAAGGTAGAACAAATCAAAAACATCGGAACAGAAAAAAGAAAGAAGACTTCCCGAAGAGGAGGTCAACGTTCTCTTACAATCAATCGAACCGCTCCAGCTACCGGGACTACCGGGAGCGGAGCTAAAGCTTACTAAACCATGAGTTACTACGGAAAAACTATAAACAACTACCAAGCTAGTCAGAACTATGACATCCCTTGGAATGGAAGCACCGGAATGTTTGCTGTTTCTGCTTCTAACTTCAACAGCACAGCAGCCACCCTTCAACAGAAGATAGGCGATGTGTGGGTTGATTTTGGAGATGACGCTGTGTTATCAGCTAACGGAGCTGTTATCTTTTCTACTTCTGAAACAGAGCTTCGTGTTTCTGTTAGCGCAGGAAGCGGGAACCCCACAAGCGGGGTCATTCTCGTTAAGCCAGTCGCAGAAAATAGCGCCCTTTAAACATGCCCTACAGACCCCATCTGGTTTCTTCCACCACCCGTCCTACTGTTAGGCCGCTGGTGCAAAAAGTGTTTGGGGACTTTGACCCTCTTCGTCTTAACCCGTACCTTTTGTTTGACGCTCAAACGTCTATGGTCGGAACTCTGGAGAACCCAACGCTTGACCTCGACCCCTCTAAGCCTGATACGCTTAATGTTATTACGGCAACAAGAGCCGGGGTGGCAACCTATACAGATGTTAACGGTCTCATAGCGTCAGCCCCAGCGAACACGGTGCGCGTTGACTACACACAGGGAGCCGAGCTTACGCCGACGAAGTTTCAGCGGGTTGGCTATACGGACTTCTCTAGTGGGTGGTTTGTTCAAGCAGGCGTGACATCTGAAGCTGGCGATGAGTATGAAAACCAACCTGTCAGAAGAGTGATTTATGATGGAGTCACTACTGGGGGAATTTATCAAACTGTTGTCAATACAGTCGGTGGCGTAAGTTACACAGGCTCGTTTTATGCGAGGAGAATTTCTGGCTCAAACCAAATATACATGCGTCACGGTTTTTCCGCTTCAGGAAATCAAACGATACTACCTGTAACTACAGAATGGCAAAAGTTTAGTGTTACAATCTTAGGCGCAAGTGGTGGTGGTAATGTTTATTTTGGACTTATTCAATTTAGTGCTGGCAATGATGTTTATGAGATAACACAGCCACAGTTCGAAGAAGGCACAACCGCAAGTTCCTTCGTGGCGAATACAACGGGAAGCCCGAAGTTCATCACGGGTGCAACCTACGGGCCGCGTGTGCCGATGATACTGGTGGAGCCGTCGAGTGAAAATCTAACTCAAAGAAGCGAGCCATTACTTTCGGAATTCCACACAACCGGAACAAATATTCCAAGCGGGATTGTTGTTGAAGACGCGACTCCAGCTTATGGATTTAATAGATGGATTGATATTCAAACCAACCCAAGCGGAAGTGGCTATGGGGATGCGGTAAGACTTCGCTTGAATGCTCCAACTAGTGTTACCTCTGGGGCAACGTATACTCTTTCGGTTCATGTTCGCACATCAGACGGAAGCCCTCCAATCGCAACATCCTCAAACACAAGCGGAGACTTTGCGTTGCTTCTTGGGCCACAACTGAGAAACACAACGGTGGTTCATATCAAAGATGATTTGTATCGGGTTTCTGCAACTCATACATATACGGATACATCTGCAAATATATATTTACTCAAATACCCAGAGCAGTCATCTAAGGGTATTAAGGTAACAGGATTTCAAGTCGAAGAAGGTGCAGTCGCCACGTCCTACATGCCGACATCAGGTTCCACCGTGACGCGAGCCGCTGACGACCTATCTATTCTTGGCAGTCAATTCACTAATTTCTTTAACAGCGGAGGAGACGGCACGTTTTACGCTGAGTTCACCACGCGCACTATTACAGAAGCTACACTGTATGTCCTAGCAGGTCACAGCGGCAACCAACGCTATTTTTATAGTGATGTTGGAAGCTCAATTTTAGCAGTTTATGACGGTCTTGGTGGAACAATATACGGTAATATTCAAGAGACACTAAACCGAGTTTCGATTTCCTATGATTCCAACACAAAGACCGGCTCCTTAAACGGTTCGGCTGATTCAACTGTTACTGGAACGGGTGACTTCCAAGACTCAACACGTTTGTCTATTGGTCAATCTTGGACTAGCCAATCCCAGCTCAACGGCCACATCAAGCGTCTCATCTACTGGCCCCTACACTCAGACTCTCTATAACAAATGGCACTCAATCTATCCACCCTGACCAGCCCAGCGACATCTGGAGATGTTCTAGCAGAAGCCCTGACCACCGCTGACTTCCTTGAAGGCGTTCCGGTTCTTCGCAACTTGGCTCGCGGTTCACAAAAAGGCGGCGATGCCAAACAAGACGTGGCCCTAAACCAGCCTAAAGCGTTGCCGCTGATTGACGGTGATGGTTATCTTTATGTTCCTGATGTTACTGGAAATAGCTCTTCGACTCCTGACGATTCGACTCTAGACATTACCGGCAGCCTGACGATTGAGGTAGACTTTAATCTTGCAAACTATGCAACAGGTAGTTCTCAGCAGATATGTTGGAAGTGGGAGACAAACCAGCAATCCTATATTTTAAATCTTCAAGGAAGTGGGCGACTAAGGTTGTTTCTTTCATCTTCAGGCTCTAATCAATCTTTTGCTGAATCTTCTGTTCTTCCCTTTACAAACAACACAAGGGGGCAAATAAGAATTACTTATAACCGAACAAGCGGAGACGTTTTGTTTTACACTTCTACCGACAAAAAGCAGACTTGGACTCAGCTCGGCACAACACAAACCATTGGACCTTTCGATATTTTTAACTCTACTAGCTCTTTGTTTGTAGCTAATCGGTCTAATGGCTCTGACCCATGCTACGGAGCAATTCACAGTGTTCAAATCTACGACAGCGTAACGCCATCCTCAAGCTCACTTAGATTCAACTGCGACTTCACGGCCACCAACGTCCGCCACGGTGACACCAAGTTCCAATGCGCGACTGGCCAAGTGGTAACAATCAATCAAGACTCTAGCTCATCTAACGATGTGGCCACGATTATCAAGAAGCCAGTGCTTCGGTTCGATGGTGCTAATGACTTCATGGAAGGCTTGCTAAACCAGACGGTAACTGGTGGTTACATGTTCGCCGCGTTCAGTGTGCTTGGTAATGGTGGTGAAGTGCAATCAAGGATTTTTAGTATGAACTCTACAGGTGCGTTTGAATACGAGACAGGTGGGTTTGACTTAAGAAGGAATAGCGTAGACGGCTCTGACATTGAGTTTAGATACAACGGTGCGGGTGCCGTAACGATACACCAAGACGTAATGGACGATAGCCTTGGTGATATTTTGGTAGAGCATCAATTTCAAAACGGCGCACAAGTTAGTAAGGTAAACAATGCAAACGAAGCGAATGGAACGACAAATCTTTCAGGTGTTCTAAGTTCTGAAGAATTCAGAATCTCAGCACTCAAAGATGCAACAAGCAGAAACGGTGCGCTAGACTTGGAGTATCTCGCCCTGTTCCCCGCATCAATCACCGACGACCAAGCTGACGACGTTCGTAATTATATTAATAATAGGAACAACGTGTTCAGCCTCATTGACTCACAAGGCTACTACTTCTTTGACGGAGCGGCTACTAGTGCTAACCAAGTGTTTACTGGAAGTAGCTCATGGCCCGGACG